CCCCCCCCGCTCCTGCAAGGGGGGTAATTTTAATTTTCCAGGAGGGCGATAATATTAATCCTGTAAAATATAGATGTCCACGATGTGGACATATTACTAGATCACATTCGACTGGGGTTCATTCCCATTCAAGTCGAAAGTGTGGGGCTTTAGGATGTACGCGTAGTTTAAGTAGGCGTCATCAGGTGGAATAGATGTGGCTTACCCAGAAGAAGGTGAATGGTTTAACCCGATTTCCAATCAATTTGAAATTGTATCGGGTGTTCGGTGTCATTGCTGGGATTGTTCTTACATACCAGGATGTTCACTATCAGGAGATAATCCAGAAGGGATGTTCTTCTCGAAAAGCGCTTACCGACAACATAAATGGGAAAGACTTCAATCATATAATGAATATATTATTCGAAAGCAGGAGCTGAATAGCGCGCGACCGAAGGAGACGGAGGCGTTACCAGGGCATGGAAGACCTGGTAGCGTCACCACTCGATTTAACCTACATACCGGACAGTTGTCGTGCGATGACGATCGTTTGTTAGGTACTGTCAGATGGGAAACTCTATGGCGAGCATCTATAGAGTAGGCTTTTAGACCAATGGCCTCTCGTGGGAACGTCGAGCAACGCTCCGAAGGAGACTAAGTAGCGCAGACGGGAAGGATTACCACCGGTAATTAGGGAAGCCCGCGAAAATGGGGCGGGATGTGTTTTATAACCATCAAGCTTATCCCGGTTATATGAAGTGCGATATTTGCGGAGAAATTACGATTTTGTTAGAGGAACCAGGGCGAGCTGTAGATCGCATTCGTTGCTTTGATTGTATCAACAAAAATTGCAATCATTAACTATATCTTAATACAGGGTTAGCCTCTCCTATTGGAGATATGCAAGAAACAATGTTTTACGGACACACGTTTACAAAGAACCAAAATATATACCTGAATATGATGCGGGATCTGTCTCGTTATAATTCTAAAAATTACGAGGTGACCACTCGTGATGGTCATGTTAAAGGATTACTTGTTAATCTTAAACTAACAGCTGTAGATTCAGGCGATCCGGAAGCTCCGGTCGCTGCAAAATTAACTGCTTTTGGCGCACCAAATTCTTGGAAAATGAGAAATTCATTTAGGAAATTTCATGCATACAGGGATTTAATGTTTGAACACTCTGGAATTACAGAGGATGAAAAGGGGCGTTATGGCAAGACTATGAGACCATATCTTGACGTTGGACATTTGTCTGGAACTGAATTACAACCTTTTTCTATAGATTCAGCTAATAATGCCGTTATATTTGACGGCGGTGAATGGACATATTCACAATTTGCCACTGTTCCGCTATATGAAGCGGGTGGCGTAGACATGAAAGATTCTACTCTTGCTGTTGCTGATAGTTGGCCTGTACATATTTGTGAGGATAACGTAGATGACGATACTGAGGATAAAACCAGCGGTACTTATAGTTCGGTTGGTATGATTCATTCATATAACTTAGATCGTCAAGATGTTGTCACACCAGCTGCGGATAACGTAGTTGAGGGACCAGCTAATCCTCTTGCTGCATTAATTGCGTCAGGCAATCAGGCAACTGGTGAAATATTAAATATTGCAGAGGATCAAGAATTAGAGTTACCACCATACGATCAGAAAGATGATGGTGAATCAATTGCCACTGTTGTACAGGGGTATGGACTAAATAAGACAACAGGAGGTTCATTTTCAATAAATTGTTTTGCTCCTGCTGGCATACTTAGAGTGTTATCTTCTGCTGCAGCTGATGTAGCTATAGAAGTAACAGTACTTGGCGAAGTTCTTTGTAAGGACATGGCATGAAGTTAGATATTACTACTGAAGGAAAACTACCAGATCATTTCTGGAAAATAGTTTTTGTGATTGTGGCTTGTGCGTGTGGCATTAACAAAGACTCAATCCTATTAATAATGGGTGTATAGTATGGATGAAGACGAATACATCCGTTGGGAAATAATTGAAGAGCAACCAGGTTCTACGAGATATACTCTTAAATATCGTATTCATGAACCTGTTGATATAGATAGAACTAGGAAAGTCCGTTATTCTCGCATTGTGAGAACTACTACTGGCGGACATATTCGTAGATCAGGGTACTCTTTAGTACCAAAACAGTCACCAAGTCAGGATTCGAAGTCGAAAACTAAGGTTTTCCTAGTAGAACCGAAGACGCTTGGTGGCACAAACACTTTCAAACCATTTTGGCAGAATGGCAAACCTAAATGTAAGAAAGGTTATAAATACGATTTTAAGCGTAAGTTATGTGTCTTACAAAAAGGCCGAACGCAGTGAATTAACATATTACCCCCCCCGCTCCTGCAAGGGGGGTAATTTTAATTTTCC